CAGCCATCACCACACCTTTGTCATCTTTAGTACTGCGTAAATCAGTAGGCCCAGCAGACCGATAATTAACCACTCTTTCCTAGTCTGTCCCCGGTCTGAATCAAAATCTTTTTGCAATTCTTTACGTTCCTTGCGTAGTCGCACTTCCAAATCTTGTACTTCGCTTACTGCCTTTTTGCCAAACTCTTTTTCAATTGCCTTGAATGCTTCTTCCTTGTTCTTGCGGATGTTGTAAAGCACTCGGTACTCGTTGATGGCATCTATGTACATCATGTCCCCACGCCGCTGTACTTCTTGCTGCTTCTTGCGCCATGCCACGCGTGCGCGGGCCTCCTCGTCGAGGAAGGTGTTCATTTCCTTCCCGACTTCCTTTATCTCCCGACCTACCTTGATGGCTTCTTTTATGCCACCCAGTGCCGCCCGTGCGACTTCTGCGGGATTGCCCGGATCTGGTAACTGAGCCATTTAAAACAACTCCAAAATGGATTGTATTGCTATCAACGTTACCAGAACAGCTAAAAAGAACAATGTCCATTGACCCATAGCACCGTTATTTTTTAAGACCTTTCAGAGTCTGCGCAAGACGTGCGCGTTGCCCCAGCTTACCCGGTTTCTTAGCGGCAGCGGCAAGTTTTTTAGCTGGGATGGGCTTACCTTCCTTAGCACCCAGTTGAGAGCGTAACGCACCCGGCTTTTTAATTGCTTTCTGAATCCATTTCTCTGCCATTTTAAATACCTCTTAATGTTAAAATATGTTGTTCCCGTTGCTCAAATTCTTCTTTAGTTAAAACACAGTACTTATTAAGTTGGACAACTTGTGTTTCTTCAACTGTAAATTTACACCCATTATAGACAGCGTATTCGCTACGAGCAGAATCGTCTACTACAACTGGCATCCAGCCATACTGCAAAAGAACCGCATTTTCTAAATTATTAAATCCTGAAATCTGTACCCCTGTGTTTTCGTCTTTAAAAACATCAGGTAAAGTCGTAGGTTCTTTTTTAATTACCCCGTCAATCACTAAACAGTATTTATCCATGCTAAGTCCTTAACTGATCATTTCGCGTTGACGTTCTACCTTGCTTCGGGCGATTGTGAATAGTTGTTTCTGCGCCCGGATCATCGTACGCAAATACGCCAATTTGATGTATTGGAAATATGTCAGCCCTTAGCATAATGTCCAACGGATCTGTAATACCAAATTTAATTACATGCGCCACCATATTTTTAGCAACTGCAGGGTCAATTGCATACGCATGCGCGCGGCATAAAAAATGTTTATTAGGGCCGTCTGAGCCATGCGGGGGAGTTGGTAAAACAGGCCACCCCTGTACAACTTGCTCTTTAGAACCTAAAAACGCAATTGAGTTATACACACCGTGTTTTGTGTACGGTTGCAACATTAAAGCATCATGCTCTAGCACAACTAAAGGCTTATCTTGCAAAACACATTTAACCCACAAACTTATATGGGACAAAGCACAGGCAATTTCACCGCGTGTTAAATAGTGATCTGTGATGCGAACTAAATCCATAACTGCATTGTGGTGCGCGGGGGCTTTTATTTCTTTATCAACGCCATCGTACGCATCCCAAAAAGAATACGGCATATCAACTTTTACGCAAGATTCTGCGCAACGCTGTGCAAAACGTTCAGAAACTTCATTACCCAAAATACGAATAATGTACGCTTGATCTACGTCTAAGTTGTAAGACATAAACAAATTCATGCGGCAATCCTGAGTTTTGTGCGTTCTTTTAAACGTGCGTTAATTTTTGCAAACGGAGCAGCCCAATCACCGTATTGTTCTTGCCTAAATAAAGTAACCGAGTCATACCATGATGACTTTTCACCGGGGACAGCCCACATGTAATAAGGCAGAATGGGTACAACAATCCATGTTTCTATTCCCAAAGCGGCAGACATATGCGCCACAGATGTGCAAGAAGTAATAACCAGATCCATTGCTTTTAAATGCGCCGCTGTGTCGCTCCACGTTTTAAGATGTGGACCAAAATCATCAAAAGGTAAATTAGGTATTAGATCTAAATCTTTCTGAAATGAGTAGCACGTAACACCGGGTATTTTTGCAAGATCAAGCATAAGCTGTGGATCAAACTTACGATGCTGCTCGTGTTCAAAATGGGGGCTTCCGGCCCAACGCAAACCAACTTTTATTGTGCCGGGTTTTTTAGCAACAATTGCAGGCTCAACTTGTAAATATGGTTTTCCGGGCAACGTATCAAACTCATAGTTAAGAACATACGCAGCAGACATTGCTGGAACCCAATAGTCGTAATACACGCCACCTTTTTCAACAGCAGGTGAAGTTACACAGACAAAACCTTGGCTTGCAAAAAAAGGTACTAATGCTGGATGTCCTGATACAACTACATTAGCTCCAAGTTTTTTAAAATCATAAGCAAAACGAAAGTTAATAATTTCGTCCCCTAAACCACCTTCGCCGCGTAAAAGCAAAGTTTTATTAATTAAACTTTGATCTTTCCAGATCTGCCCTGCAATTGGTGGAGAACCAAAGACTCCAATATATCGCCCACAATTAACGCCCTCAAACCCTTGTTTAAGTTTGCCGTGTGTCATATCAAACCAACCAAGGTTAAAACGAGCACGCAAATCGTTTTGTGGCAACGAACGTAAAAGCCGTTCGGCTTCAGCGAATCTACCTTCTATAGAAAAAGCAAGTGCCTGATCAAGCGGATTTATCATGGAGATGCAACCCCAATCGCAGCCCCACCATCATCAAATACCGCTATGCTTTGCCATCCAGTAACTGAAGATACTAATACAGGACTAGAAGCATAAATTGTGGATATTGGATTTGTTTTAAGCCATCCCATTTGATACAAACGATTATTCATAACAAAATAAGATGTGTAGTTTGAAACATCAATATCAGTCACAGGACTGTCAGTATAAATATATTGTGCTGTGTCAAAAGGGCTAGTAATGTTGCCAAGCCCAAGTTCACCATAAACATTACCACCCCATCCGTAGAGGTTACCAGCAGAATCTAAAGCAAGCACATGATTTGAAGAAGCGGCTACTTTAGCCCAAGGAAAAGGAAACGTACCTGTTATTTGTTGCAACGTATTAGCTTGTAAAGTAACGCTAGCTCCTCTACCTAATAAACCGCCCGGAGTTCCGCCATAAACTCTGTTAGACCCTGATGACCACAAAGTGCCGTTTGTTTTTATTGCAAACACGCTATTTGCGGCGCCATAAACTTTAGAATAATCTGTACCAATTAGTATAGGGCTGGATGCGTAAAAAGAACCAAAACTGTTAGCAAGCTCACCGTAACTTGCTTCTCCCCAACCATACAAATACCCTATGTTATTTACTGCATACCCGCAAGAATACGCGGCTCCAACAAAAGTCCAATTTGTATTTGACCCAAGCTGTACAGGAGATGAAGCATTAACACCCCCATTACCTACACGCAGGGCAGTTCCACAAGACCAAAGCGTACCATCTTCTCGCAAAAAAACAGAAAATCCATTTCCAAGAGCTACATCGGTGTGTGACTGTGCAGATATTAGTACTGGTGAAGATCGTGGAATTGTTGAGTTGTCACCTAAAGACCCATAAATATTACTACCCCACCCAAAAACTTGTTTGCTTTTAGTAACCCCCATAGTATTACAGTCGAGGACTTCAGAAACTGAATTTGGAAACGTAGTAGCTGAATTACTAGCAACAATTTTTGAAAACTTATTTAGTTGGTTACCTACTTGTACTGGAGATGAAATAAATTCAGTACTGTACCCATAAAGAAGTCCGCCTACTGACGGTTGTATTGACCCCCAACCATACAAATTAGAACCAATTGCGGAAGTAGTAATTGCAAAAGCTGTATTTTTTTGACCAAAAGAAGTAGCTGTATTTAAAGGTCCGGTTACTTTAGACCACAATAAAGAATTGTTTACAAGTACAGGACTTGTTGGGCCGGGGTATAAATTTACGCCCAAACCATAAAAGTCACCAACATATCCCCAACTAAAAAGTTCATTTGAAGATTTAACAGCGATAGTTGAGTAACTTATGTGTACATCAAGCCAACTTCCAGTTACTTGTACTGGAGAGCTATATGTTGTTAAATTACCTGTACCTAACTGCCCGTATTCATTTGTACCCCATACCCATAGCTCATTGTTTTTAATTGCAGCTACAGAAGTAGCGTTGGTGTTAGACACTTTTGACCAGCCTGTAGCGGAACTAATTTGAACAGGTGCAGATTGAGCATTAGTAGTTGTTGGTACTCCAGTGGCAAGTAAATAGTAATAGCTTGTGGGCGTTCCGCTAGAATTATTTGCCCCCCACCCCCAGAGAGTTCCACCTGTCTGTATAGCGTATGCAGTTTGCTGCCCAGCAAAAACATTTGTGTACGTTCCACCACCAGCAACTTGCACAGGAGAAGATCTGTGATTTCCAGTTGAAGAAAGCCCTTGCCCAAGCTGAAAACGGTTATCTAAACCAAAAGCCCAAACCGTATTATCTGAACGTAGCGCAACTGAAAAGCTATCCCCTGCAGAAACATCAAGCCACGTATTTGCACCAACCTGTACAGGGGAAGAACGACTAGCACGGTCATTTAAGCCTAATTGACCATAATCATTTCGCCCCCATGCCCACAACGTTCCGCCTGTTTTAATTGCTAGTACGTGTGTAGCGCCTATTGCAACATCAATCCATGAGCCAGCAATTTGAACTGGCGAACTAGCATTATTAGCAACAACCCCTTGCCCTAAAACACCGTGCGAGGCGCTACCCCAAGCCCACAAATCAGTTCCTGATATACCTAAAAAAGTACTTCCGTTACAAACAATAGTTGAAAAATTTTTATCGGTAACAACAGATGGACTTTTTACAAAAGGACCAAAATTATTGCTGTCATCTAGCCGCCCAACTTGACCATAACCCCAAGTATAGGTGGTTGTGTTTGACGCTGTACCAAGCAATAAAAGTTCAGAACTCATTATTTTACATCCGTTCCAATAACAAACACCATATACGTTGTGGTGGTGACATCGTAAAAAATACCCAGCATGTCCACCCCGGATGCAGTTAAAATTGGGGCTACTCCAAAACTAAACTTAGTACCTGCAGGCCAGTTAACTGTACCGCTACCACCATTAGTTAAACGCAGTAACACAATTTGTGATTGCCCCGCTGACGGAGCATTAGAAAACGCAAAGGTAATTGTGTTACTGGCGGTGATGGTGGCGGTATAAACTTGGGCTGTAGCAAGGTTTATTGTAGTAGTGCCTGTAGTTAATGTGCCCAGCGCGCTGACTACTACTTTACCCCCATTAGTTAGAGGACGACTTAATGTAGGGTCTGAAAAAGTTCCGGTGCTACTTGTTGGGTTAACAAGTTGAGGGGTGTAGAAATAATCTGGACCAAAAACTACGTTATTGGAAACCCCATCATTAAATGAATACACCAACGCTTTACGACCTGCTGGAATGTTTACCCCAACCCCACCAGAAGTTTTAACACAAATATCCTGCCCACCAGTCGTGTTGTTTTCAACAAGAAATGGCTTATTAATGTCCGACACCTGAATATTAGCCGTACCTAACAGGGTGCCTGTGGAAACAACATTTAGTATGTAATTACGCCCAGTCTGAGCAGCATTACTGTTTACTAACGATATGTCAGTAGGGTTAGCTGGAGGGTTGGCAAGTGTAACTGTACCCCGACCAATAACAGCTTGTTCTACAGCATACTGAAAATTGTCGTTGGTAACGTCTCCCCAAGTGTTTAACTCGGTGCCTGTCACCATCAACTCAATTTTTAAATCTGACCAAGTAGGCATTTTTTACTCCGTAACAGTAGGAGGCTGCGGGATGTCGAGGGGTGGTGCAAGCACAAACTGCCCATCTTGATAAACGTAGCGCACCGATAAAAAATCCTCCGGCACATCAGAATCTGAAACTTCTATAAGTTGCCACGCACAATCAATTGTAATTTTAGGCGTTATTAAACCGGGCATAAGAAAAGCATCCTCGGTCTCTTCAATGTCCCCAAACATAGCAATTACACCGTTGTAAAGAACTAAAAGTTTCATTGTAGCACCCTAAATTCAACAATATTTGTTCCGTTTTGAGTAGAGGAGTTACCAAAATACATAAAAAATTTATTTCGTATTCGATAGCTAGTCCAATAAAGTGGATCATTCACACGCGACGTATAAATTGCGTTGGCAATAAGTACTGGCACCGCAGAATCAACAAATAAAAAATAACTAGACCCTTTATTTTCTAAGTTGTATACCCCACCCAGAACAAAAGTACTAGTAGTACTTGGATATACGTATAAATTATTGCCTTCAAGGTATAGATTTTGATAGTTATCAATTCCTTGTCCACGATACCCAGTAGCGGCAGAGTTAGCATTATTAGTAACAAGCTGACTAGAATTACCCGAAACAACGGAACCGGGATTGTAGGGGTATGGGGTAGGATTACTTAAACTAAAACCTGTGTTTGCAATTAAAGTTAAAGCTCCAGATGTATTTGGCACGCCAAATAACAAAATGACTACTGTATTTGGATTGACAAACATAATTGCATTGTTTTCATAAAACAAACTAGCAGCCCCTAAAGCAATTGGACTTACTTGTGAAGTGTTAACTGTGTATGTAAAGGATGAAGTAGCAGCCCCTGTTGTGCTATTCACAATAACTGCATAAACATGCGCAAAAGGAGTACTTGCATTACTGCAATAAACAACCGCAATTTTAGTTGGGTCTAGTGTGCTTTGGTACGAAATCATACCTCTGTAAGTGGCACTATTACTAAAAAAAGTAAAAGTAGATAAAGTTGTTCCTGCTGTAAAAGTTGTTCCTGAAAGCGTTACGCTAGCTATGGCCGCACTAAGTGTGCTAGAATAAGCAACAAAAACAAGAACAGCACTGGAGACTACCCAAATACGCGCGGTGGGATAGTTTAGTCCATCAGTCCAAAAACCTGCACCCGCGACACCTGTATTAAACTGAGTACCTATAGTTACTGTTGTTCCAGATATTGTAAAAGCAAAAAGTATTAAGCCATTACTAGTGTTTCTAAGTGCTGCAACAAACGCACTACCCATGGCTTTTAAGTCAAACACATAATAAAGATTATATGTAGTTAACGTACGTGTTGCAGCAGTGTTAACGGTTATTGTGGTTCCAGAAATGCTAAGTGTTCTAGCAGCAAACGCTGTTGAGGAGTAAGTACCATAGACTAATAAAACTTGGTTATCTGCAGACTTTATTGCGTTAAATACTTGAAAGTTACCAGAGCCTGTAATAACGGTTGTTTGTGTTCCAAATTCACCTGTAACGGCGTTATAGACTTGTCCATAAATGTTTAAAAGGTTGGTAGAAGACCACAAAATAACATAAAGCTCTGAAGAAACCTCAACTACGTTATATTGCGGACCCAAACTTAAACCAACCCCCCCGCCAGAATTAGTAACTGTAATACTTCTAGACCCTGTCCACGCAATAAAAGGATTGTTAGGCATTGTCCATTCACCGGCGGAAGTACTGTTATCACCTAAAGTAATAACCATATCTCGACTGCCTAGTACAAAACCAATGCAAACATCAGATGTGTTTACTATACGAATTACGTTGGGGCTAGTATTTACAATATTAAAAGAACTACCCGGCACCATTGTTGTAGCATTTGGCAATTTAATAGTGCCTGATTTGTTTGTTGTGCTAGTAACTTGAATATTACGAGGGGAAGTGGAAGTTAATGTGTAAGCTGATGTAGTTAAAGTGATAGACACATATTCAGTACTAACTGAACTAGCTGGAAAAGTTACAAAAACTTCTTTTGCGTTAGTTGCAAAATTAACAAGTGCCCCACCAGCACTAGACGATAAAACAGTTGTGCGAGACAGTGTGGTTCCAGATGCGGTATAGGTACCCATACCAACTTCCCAGTCACCGGTAACATTGTCTACAATTGCGTATGTTGTGGAATTACCATTACCAACAGCAGAAAAACTTTGAAATCCGGCTACTGCACCGGAAAGAGTAATAGTCCCCGTGCCGCCAGTGGTAGAAGTTTCTTTTACTCTGTCTTTAACAAGTAGCGGCATTTTTTATCCTTACTGCAATGTTTTTATTTCAATCCAGCTAACATTAGTGCTTGTGTTTATTACTGTCCACGTGCTGTTTGTGCCAGTTGCTATGGTACCCCAAGAACCTGCTTGATAATCGTTGATTAGTTCCCACAAAAGGCGAGAAGCTGTGCTATCAGAAATAGTAGCCGTATCGCTATAAGCAGCTAAAAACGCAGCTAAAGAAGAAACAATACTTGTAGCGCTTACAGATTCTGGCACTGCAGCTAAAAATGCAGCTAACGATTCTACGATTTCGCTTACAGTTGCGTTTTCAGTTACTAAACAAATATAGTTAAGTAGAGAACTTGGTGTATCACTAGCTAAAATACTTTCATTGACAGCGCTTATATAAGCAAGTACAGCAACTCTAGTTTCACTTGCGGATGCTGTTTCATTTACTAAGCCTGCATATGTAGGTAAAGAAGAAACAATCTCACTTACAGAAGCAGCTTCTGCTAATGACGAATTGTATTGCGGACCAATACCTGCTGTAGCTGTAGCAGAGTATGGACTAGTTGAAAAGGGGGCGTCTGAAAACACGTTTATACAGAGATAAGGTCGTTCTCATCAAACCAACGCTCTTGGCTAACCCCGTTAGCATCGGTCCACCCAACTAGATAAAAAAAGTTACCATCTTCATCCATTTTTAAGGCGAGCACTGGTCCTTGCGGAACAACGGCATTTAATTTAACAGCTTGACCTTTTGCAAATTTAGTAGCCATTTAACTCTCCTTACGCAGCGTCAAGCGTAAAAGTGTATGTAACGGTCAACGTATCACCGTTAACTACAGATCGAGCACCGGGAGATTGAAACGTAGAAACAGAAAATAAAATTCCTGAAGTGCCTGTGGCTACTGAAGCTACAAACGCACCCGCAACAGTTACTGTTCCATTGATAGTAAACAAAGCTGGAGAAGCGGAGTTGCTAATTATAGAAGGGTCTGCAAGTGTGGGGGTGCCAAATGTAATAACTTTACGGTTACCAGAATATGCGGTAGTTTCATTCCAAGTAGCGTGCGAAGCTAAAGTATCACCCGCAGCATAAGTAGGAGAAGGGCTGTTATTTACTAGACCTAGATACCAAGCGGCTGTGTAAGTAGCGCCTTTAAAATACTTATCGTTCATATCTTGCAAACCTTCATTAACTATCAGGTTATGCGCAGAATCTTGCCACTTTAGGTTTCCATCTTTATCAAAACACTGGAAGTGAAACACCCCACCCCCACGCATGCTTTCTTGCGATCCTGTGCCAGCATTTACTGCAGCAGTTGCTATATCAGTGGACTTTGCTAAATTGTTAAGCATTTTTATTTCCTTACGAAAGTCGAATAAGCGCTGCGGTGTTAGTAGCAGCAGGAAACTCTACCGTAAAAGTCGTAATTGACGTTTTATCTGACCCAAAATCCAAAACACAAACTGCAGGATCACCGCCACCAACTTTATAAATAAGAGCGCCGCGAGCAGTAATAGCCCCAGACCAACTTGTATTTGCAAAAGTTACAAAAGACACACCACCAGAGGTTCCAACTGTTGGAGTTAAAGCATTTCCTCCGGCTGTATAACCTGCGTCTGTCACTTCACCTGTAGTCGTGTATGCCGTAGTATCAGCATTTAACGTTGCAGAATTGGTGTACAGAGCTATGTTAAATGTGTCAACAGCAAAATCGTAATCGCCGTTGAGCAAACCAGTTTTAAATACTGTGCAAGTATAGTTACCAGTAAAGGCCATATTTACCTCACCGGCTGTCTGAATTGACCAGACCTGTAAGCATCTTGACGCTCCATACCATCGCCGAGGCGTTTAGCTAGGGCAAGAGATTCATCGTATCGCTTCTGATACTGCGCGATTACATCCTGCTCCCCTTTCATAAAGGTGTACGCTTCCAGCAAAGCTCCGTACAAGAGCACAGAATCAAAATTGTCACCCAACCATGTCTGTCCAGAGGCTGCTGTAGTAATTGATTCCGGATAATAGTAGTAGTGCAATTCAACTGTATATGCGTTATTTGGCGTTGGAGCCAGCATAAATGTCAACTCATTGGTGATTGACGGTGGGGATGTGTTTGTAGTAGCGGGGCCAAATAGTGCGTAGTACTTAGGCTTACCTGTGTCCGTAGGTAATGGATACGCCTCGCGGAGAAAGTTCACATCTTTATTTAGCAGATACTCATACGCCCCAGTAACTAAATCCACAACCGCCATTGAATAAACAGCTAAAAAATCTACTGGGCACGATAAGTACTTATTGCCGCCGGAAGTTATTCCGGTTACGTTCTTACGTATTGATGGGAACTGAACAGTGTTATAAATCCGCTGCTCAGCCTGTTGGATAAACGTGTTAATCTGTTCGACGGTTGTAAACGTAACAGTACCAGACCCCGTAGTGTCGGTAAAGTTCGTTGACGGGAAATCGTTTTCAACGTAACCCTTGATCGTCTCAAACAGAGTAGCGTAGTTCATTAGCCCATCTTCCCGCTGATTTTACGGCCTTTGATTGCAGCACCATACCCACGCATAACGCCCGTGCCGTACGGATTAACAGGTGCGTAATTGCCCTTGCTAACGCCACCAACAGAAACGTTCATCTGATTAACTACATCAGCACCAGTTTTGTATCCACTATAAGTGCTGACACTTGTTTGTTGACCAGACATGTTGTGCGGTGCAGCGTAAACTTCAGCCTGACCCACTTCTTTGCCTTGTACTTTATTGCTGAACTTAGCCATTATCGCCCCCGTGAAGAACCACGTTGATTAGCTACACGTGCCAGATTACGACCCATGCGCTTCATGTCCATCGAAGTCGGGCCACCAGCTTTCATGCCTTTAGCACCGTGCATCTTCTTCTCGTGCGCCTTGACTTCAGCCTTGGCAACCTTTTTCATTGCTGTTTTTTCCATCTTTTACTCCTTAAATTGTTGCTACCGTTACTGTTCCAAGTTGAATCTGTAGCGCTAAATTATTAGGGGTTAACCCTACGTCATTAGCACTTGCCCCACCAACAGGATTCCAACCCCATTGAAAGATTCTACTGCCACCTGTGGGATCACCGAAAGCATCTACATCGGTTGGATCAGGCGGGTTAATAACATCA